GTACTTACTTGTAGTCTCACTGTCTTATACTTTAGAAGCACTTCGTCATTTATACCACCCCCCATACAGTTTCGTATTTGAATCTGACAGTGTTGTATAATGACTTATAACGTGCTCTTTCGTTATAGCAACACCCCCCATATAGTTTGTTATTAGAATAAGACAGTAATGATTATAAAGTATTCGTGATTCTTCGTGTATTATAATTAAACAGCACTGTTTGACAGTTATATTTTGTGTTGTTGTATTCTTATGTCTAACCGTTGCCCCCGTATATAATTTTAATGGGTCCTTCAAGGCTACACCGAACCGAAAACGAGAGAGTAATTGTCTTTCAAATAAAAAAATTTTTCCAAAAAATTTTTCCAAAAAAGTTAAAACATAAAATTATGAATTACCCAGAAGGAACTATTAAGACAAACACCCAAGGAAACAAATACATCAGAAAAGATGGAAAATGGGTATATATGAAAAAACCAAAAGAAGAAAGGAAAATATCAAAGGAAAATCCTAAAAGAGTTGTTTATAATTATCCCCCCATAAGATTGTCCGAAAATATGAGAGAAACTCAATATCCTGGGTATTATATCACTGAGGACGGGAGAGCATATCGCAAACCTGGAAAATATGATAGGAATGGAAAATACGGAGAAATTAATGAAAATGGGTTAATATATCTAAAACCTGCGTTCAGGGGACACTCAAAATATCCAGAACATCAATATGAATGCATAAACATCTCAATGTATGATGAAACTGGAAAGTATAAACAAATTAAAAAATCAATTCATCAATTAGTTGCGGAAGCATTTATTCCTAATCCTGAAAGACATAGTGAGATATTACACATGGATGGAAATAATAGGAATAATCATTATACAAATTTAAAATGGGGAACACATAAAGAAAACATGGAGATGGTTGGTTTACCAGAAGGGAGTATTAGGAGAGCAAAAGGAAAGTCTAGTGATTATATCAAAAAAGATGGTGAGTGGATTTTAATTCCAAAAAATACACCTCCATGGAATAGGGGATTGAAAGGAGTATCATGGAATACATTACCTGATGGAACTGTTACAACAAGAAAAGTAAATGGAAAACCTGGAACTTTCATAAAACAAAATGGTAAATGGGTTTATCAGACAAACAATCCTAAGTTCAGAGGAAAGAGTTTTAAAGAAAATAAACCAAAAAGAAAACCACTACCCGATGGAACTATTAGAACTCGTGCTGATGGTACTACATGGGTAAAGGAAAATGGTAAATGGGTTTATCAAAAAACAAAAAAATGATATATAATAAAAAACAAAATGAGAGAATAATGAGAATTACTTTTGATGATTACGAAAAAGACTTGTTGATTGATACGATACAGCATCGTTTAGATACTGATAAGATATTGGTCATCAATCATAGTTTAAGAGAAGAAGTCGAAGATTTACTCCGAAAGATAGAAGAGGATGAATACGTATAATATTTCAGTAAAAGGCAATGAAATATTAAGTCAAGTGCCGCAGAGTGATTTACAGGAGAATCTGAAACTTGTCAGAGGAATTGTATGGACTTCTGGGGGAAATGACAAGGATATTCAAGTATCTCTAAATAAGAACGAAGACCATTGCAATGAATGAGTTGTCGTGGTAAAATAATGTAGTATCGAAAAAATTATTTTATGGCTAAAGGATTTACAGTAAAAGCAAAACTTCCCACAGGACCTGTGGAGGGAGAGTTTGATTTAGAAGCAGCAAAGGAGATGATTCGTGGGAAGTCAATTGTTTTTTGTCTTCCTGGACGAGGAGTATCTTACATTTATCTGAAGAACTTCGTACAACTTTGTTTTGATTTGGTACAAAGTGGTGCGAGTATTCAGATTAGTCAAGATTATTCGAGTATGGTAAACTTTGCACGATGCAAGGTACTTGGTGCAAACGTTCTCAGAGGTCCCAAGCAGATTCCTTGGGATGGTAAACTGCAATATGATTATCAACTCTGGATTGACAGTGATATTGTCTTTGACACTGAGAAGTTCTATCGTCTTGTTGCAATGGATAAGGATATTGCTGCTGGATGGTATTGCACTGAGGATGGTCACACCACATCTGTTGCACATTGGTTAGAAGAAGATGATTTCCGTAAGTCTGGTGGTGTAATGAATCACGAGACACTGGATACAATTCAGAAACGTCGTAAACCATTTACAGTTGATTATACTGGATTTGGATGGGTGCTGATTAAGAAGGGAGTATTTGAAAGTCTTGAGTATCCTTGGTTTGCACCGAAGATGCAGGTCTTTGAATCTGGAGAAGTTCAAGATATGTGTGGAGAGGATGTTTCATTCTGTCTGGATGCGAAAGAGCAAGGATATGAGATTTGGTGTGACCCTTTGATTCGAGTTGGTCACGAAAAGACACGAATCATCTGATAAGTGTCTAGAAGGTATTTCTTGACCTTCTTTGAAACGTTATGATAGAATGTCTCTATAAGGTTTGTATCGTCTTATAGAGGCATTTTTATTGGCTTGAGAGACTTTATAAAAACCCCCTTATAAAAACCGTTAGATGGAGAACTAAAATGGCACAAAAGAGTCGGAAGGATATGAAGATTGAGAGTATTCCGAAGAATACTCGACAAGGTGAAGGTAGAAATACTAAATATGCTGCTACGAGTCGCAATGGGGCACGTAAGAAGTACCGAGGTCAAGGCAAAGCATGAGTCAATTGATTGTAAATTTGCCCGCACAAAAAGTGTGGATTCGCAAAGAATATCTTCGTGATTTTCAAGATGGATATGGAGAATTTGTAGAGGGTGTTTGGATTTCGGCAAAGTCGATACCTGGACGCTCTTTTTATTTCGAAACATATTTGCCAGAATATGGTGCATTATATGATAAATTGCCAATTTCTGCATTTGTCTCGTCTCCAAAAAATCCAGAACTAGATTTAGACCTTCCCAACTTACAATTTTGGGACTGTATGAGTTACGGAGTTGTGTGCGTTCAGAAAAAACATATCGGTGAATTAGATTTTGAAGTTCGTACAAGAGATTTTGGTCAACTTAAAGGTCAATACTTGTTCAGTTTAGATAATTACCACCCATATAATGATAAAATTGATTGTGGCACTAGCGAAATGCCAGAAGAGCATAAATCTCATAACTGTATTATGTTAGAAAATGGGCAATTTGTGCTATATCCAAATAATAGAATGAGACTTTATAGTCCATCTAGAACACCAGAAACTCCAAAAACACCAGATTTTAAAATTTCAACAAAAATTTATAGTACAGAAGTTGGATTAAAGTGGTCAAGATTGGGAGATACTGACGAATATTTTTGGGAAACTCCTCAAGAAAAACAAAATAAATAGATTTTTTGCTCGATATTGAATTGGAACAGCACTCAATGGGAAAACACCTACTTTTAGAGGTGTATAATGTTAATTTTAACCTTTTAAATGATGTAATATCTCTTCAAGAAACAATGGAAAGAGGTATTGAACGTGCAAAAATGACAATTTTAAACATTTTTTCTCATTGCTTTCTTCCTCAAGGATGTACAATTGTAATTGCACTTGCAGAAAGTCACGTTTCTTGTCATACTTGGCCAGAAAATGGGTGCATTGCGATTGATGTTTATACCTGTGGTGATGGAAATCCTAAAATTATTGCAATTGAACTTTTAAAGTACTTAAATTCAGAAAAATATAACCTTAAATTCATTGATCGTTAAATACTTAAAGGAGATAGCAACCTCCTTAAAAGTTCTGTTTTTAAATTTAAAAACAGAGGAGCTAAAATGTCATTTTACCAAGTTGATCGAGATAAAAATTATATGAGAGAAATGTGGGGAACTGCAAGACTCATCACTGATATTGATACAGAAAAACCAAAGAGAGTAATTCAAGAGATTATGCACGATAATGCTCCAAAGCATAATCTAAAAAAACAAACTGAATTGCATGAAAAAATCAGAAATGATGAAGATTATGATGATTGGGACTATGGAACTGAACCAACATACGGAAAAATGATTTAAAAAGTATTATAGATATATTAAATATACTCATTGTTTAAATGCTTAGTATTTCTAGAAGTTTTAAGGACATTAGTTTGTCTTTTTCTAGACATCCAGTGACAAATGACATTCTTATATTAAGAAATGAGGATGCAATTAAAAAATCTGTTATTAACTTAGTCAGAACTCGTATTGGTGAGAGGTTCTTCAATAATTTATTGGGAACCTCTGTTGATAATTCTTTATTTGAACTAAATGGACCAGAAGTTTCGACAATACTTGATGAAGAAATTAAAACAGTATTAAGTAACTTTGAACCAAGAATTGTAGTAAGAGATGTAATTGTCGAATCCATAGAAGATTCAAATGAATTAAATGTAAAAATTTCTTATGATATTGTTGGACTTCCATTTCCTCCTCAAAATATAGAGTTTCTTTTACAACCAACTAGAATATAATGTCCTTCAATAATTTCACAAATCTAGATTTTAATGATTTACGTACTCAGATAAAGGACTATCTGAGATCGAATAGCAATTTTACGGATTTTGATTTTGAAGGTTCTAATTTTTCAAGTTTAATTGATATACTAGCATACAACTCTTATATCACTGCCTTCAATACAAACATGGCAGTGAATGAATCCTTTATTGATAGTGCAACTCTTCGAGAAAATGTAGTCTCTCTTGCACGTAATATTGGATATGTTCCCAGATCCAAAAGAGCATCAAAAGCAAAAGTTAGTTTTACAGTTAATACAACAGGGTTAAATTCAAAAACAGTCACTCTGAAGGCAGGAATCGTTGCTTTAGGTGCTGTTGAAAATGGTAATTATATCTTTTCAATTCCAGAGGATATCACAGTAGTAGTCGATAATAATGGATATGCAAATTTTACTGGGATTGATATCTATGAAGGTTCATATTTAACAAAAACATATACAGTAGATAAATCACAATCAAATCAAAGATTTACAATTCCAAATACTGGTGTAGATTCATCTACAATTCGTGTGAAAGTTACTGGTGTGATTACGGAAAAGTATCAATCATATGAAAATATTTTCCAAGTAAATAAAGATTCAAAACTTTTTCTGATACAAGAAATAGATGATGAGAAATATGAGATTCTATTTGGTGATGATGTTATAGGGAAAAAACCAATTAGTGGAAGCACTATTTTTATCAGTTATATTATTACCAATGGAAGAGATGCAAATGGTGCAGCAAACTTTACTTTTTCTGGAATTTTAACTGATAATAATAGCACTTCAATTACAAACAATATTTCTTTATTAACTACTACACAATCATCAGAAAATGGTGATGACATCGAATCAATTGATTCAATTAAGTATCTTGGACCTAGGGTATATGCATCACAATACCGTGCAGTAACGGCAAATGACTACAAAGGTCTAATCCCATATATATTTCCAAATGTAGACACTGTAACAGCATATGGTGGAGATGAGTTAGATCCACCAGAGTACGGTAAAGTTTATATTTCAATTAAACCAAGAAATGGTAAATATCTTTCACAAATTACAAAAGATAGTATTAAAAAAGATTTAAGACAATATTCAATTGCTGGAATTAAACCAGAAATTATTGATTTGAAATATATGTATGTTGAGTTGGATACAACAGTTTACTATGATAAAAGTACTACAATAGATCCAAATAATTTACAACTAAGAGTTACAAAAAATTTAGAATCTTATAGTAAATCAACTGAATTGAATAGTTTTGGTGGTAGATTTAAATATAGTAAAGTTTCTTCT